CTGCTGAAAACAATGGCGTGGGTCAGAGTGAGGCTTGGTATCGGGCGCAGGTAACTAAGATTCTTGATCCTAATGATACTTATACTGAACAGGATTCTTACCAGTATCTTACTGAGCAGGCTCAGCATTTCTTTCCTACTCTTACAGATCAGGTTGGTATTAAGGGTCAAAATTTTGTGACGGTTCGTGATGCTGCCGCTCCTTATCTTGCGCATATTGCTCAGGGTCTTGGTATTGCTGATCCTTCTACTATTTCTTTGAAGGATGATCTTTTTAAGAAGGCTGTTATTGGTGGTAAGGATGCTAAAGGCAATCCGGCTCCGATGTCTTTGTATGATCTTGATGTTGCTATTCGTCAGGATAAGCGGTGGGCTTCTTCTTCTGAGGGTCAGGCTGTTAATAACAGGTTTGCTGACTATGTTTCTAGCGAGTTTGGAATATAATTATGGCACAGGTAATTACTGCTCCTAACTCTGGTGCTTCTCCGAAGACTCCTGCCAAGCCTGCTGTTCCTGTTGCTGTTACTACCACTAAACCAACTGCTGCACCTATTAAGCCTGCCCCTGAGTTTACTGCCGCGGAAACTAGGTGGATGAATAACCTTATAGCGGCTGGTGTGCCTCTTACACAGAATGAGAAGACTCAGATTAAAAATCTTCTCAGTATTCCAGATTCTAGTTTGACTGAAGCGTTTGATCTTATCAGAACTTTTTCTAGTTTCCAGACACGTTTTGGTGGTTTTGATACAGCATATTCTTCTGGTGCTGTAAGCAACGTTAGAGAGTATAAGGCTTTAGAGAAAAGTTACAAAACTAAAATGTCTGAGTATCTTTATGATGCTGCACCAACTTTTTCTACTAACGCAAATATTGCTGACCTTATCAATAAGTCTGTTTCTGTTAGTGAAGTTGGTGACCGTCTGGCTCTCGCCTACAACCTGCATGCTGCCGCACCTGCCGCATATAAGCGTGCGCTGAATGAGGCTGGTGTTACTATAGGCTACCAGATTGCTTTCCTTGTAGACCCTGAGAAGGGTGCTGCTCTTGCTAATCAGGCTTCAGCAGATTTCATGCGCCAGATTGATATTTCTACTCGCGCTGCACAAAAGGGTATCAACATTAGTGATGCTCAATCTAAGTTGATTTCTGATCAGATTGCTTCCGACTTTACTGGATACAGTGCTACACAGGTTGATGCTGAAATTGCTCGCCGTACACGTATTGCTGAGGGTAGGGCACAAACTGATACTCGCCTTTCAGGTTTTGATAACACGGCATACAATTCGTTTGAGGCTTTGAATGCTGATGTGGCAAACAATACTGATGCAACTCTTCTTTCTAAGAAGCGTGCTGAACGTGAGAGGGCACGTTTTGGTGGCACGTCAGGTATTCAGCAAGGATCATTGAACGTTAGACGAGACCTGTAGGTTTCGGGGGCATGAAGGTATCGACCGCTGTTAGAACCTCACGAGGGTAGTCAGCGGGACCACGGTTCGATTCCGTGATGCTCCACTCCACACAGATCGACCGGCCCTTGTGTGCGCCATAAGTCCGGTAGTAGCAGCCATAGTTAGTTCCCCGACTAGTTATGTGGGCTATGCAACTCTAAGATGAGCGAAAGGGTGTATTACACATCATGGATTACTACGAAGATGACGATCAGGACATGAATGATTCTGATGGCATTAAGCAATTACGTTCTGCTTTGAAGGCCGCACAGAAGCGGATGAAGGAGCAGGATCAGGAACTTGATCACTTCCGATCTGGTGAACGTGTTCGCAGTGTCACAGACGTTTTGAACGCTCGTGGAATGAATCCTAAGATTGCAGATTTGATTCCTTCGGATTTGCGTAACGCTGATGATATTAACCGTTGGATTGAGGAACGTGCTGACGTGTTTGCTGGGGTCACAAGTGCCCCGTCGCAACAGCAGAACGATTACCCTGACAAGGTTGTTCCACCAGCAAACGCTTCTCGCATGTCTGACGTTCTGTCAGTGGGCGAGGATGTTCCGGGTGGTGAGGAGCAGTTGATGGCACAGATTCGTGCAGCATCTACTCCCGCCGAATTAAATCGGCTTATTTTCGGTAACGAACAGGGTCCGTCTCTTTACTAATCCCTGATTCAAACATACATTTCTATTTCGAAAGAAGGTGAACAACAATGGCTAATACCTATACAGGTACATCGACGATCTCTAACCAGACTGGTATGACTAACGTCGTACAGACTGCGTATGATCGTTACGTTGAAATGGCTCTGCGTTCGCAGCCGCTCGTCCGTGATATTGCAGACAAGCGCCCTGTGCAGCAGGCTATGCCGGGTTCGTCAGTTGTATTTCAACTGTACTCCGACCTTGCTCAGGCTACTTCAACTCTTACGGAAAACGTTGACCCTGATGCGGTTGCGATTTCCAACACCAGCACTGTGACCGTTACTCTTAACGAGTACGGCAACTCTGCACTGCTTACCCGCAAGTTGGGTCTGTTCTCGTTGTCTGATGTTGATCCGGCTGCTGCCGATATCATCGCCTACAACCTTGCAGATTCGCTTGACGCTGTTGCAATGGGTGTCCTCCGTCAGGGCACGAATGTGCTTTACGGTACGGGTGGCGCGACTGATGCGTCTTCTACGGCAACGGTTGGTTCTGACGATACTCTCGCTACTGCTGACATCCGTAAGGCTGTCGCTAAGTTGCGTGCTGGTCTTGCTGTGCCGCGCCTTGGCTCGCTCTATGCGTGCTACATTCACCCTGAGGTTTCGCACGATCTTCGTGCGGAGACTGGTTCGGGTGGATTCCAAGACCTGCACAAGTACGATGCGTCAGAAAACTTTTGGCCGGGATTCATTGGTACATTTGAGGGTGCTTACTTTGTTGAGACCCCGCGCATGTATCAGGCGACTGACGGTGCTTCGTCTACTCGCGTGTTCCGTACAATTTTTGCTGGCAAGCAGGCTCTCGCTGAGGCTGTGGCTGAAGAGCCACACACCGTTGTGGGTCCGGTTGTTGACAAGTTGATGCGTCACCGTCCAATCGGATGGTATGGCGTTCTTGGTTGGGCACGTTACCGCGAGGCGGCTCTGTACCGCATTGAGGCTACTTCTTCAATCAACAACACCTGATAGTTGATGTTCCGTGGGGGTCACAGCATATTTTGGCTGTGGCCCCTGCGGGCATTAGGGAAAGGATTCGGTTATGGCTTGTAGGACTGGTTGTGTAACGAAAGATCATGCTTCGTATTCGGAATGTTTGCGTGGTGCTGGGGTTAAGATTGCGTACTGTAATTCTGCTAATGGTCAGGATGCGACTAAGCAGAAGCGATGGGATAAAGAACTTAATTTGTATCGTGAGGCTAGGGCTGCTGGGGTTCAGCCTGCGGGGACTAAGACTTCTCAGATTCGTAAGGCTATGGAAGTTAGTGAGAAGGCTGGTTCAGCGTTTGATGCTTCTACTAATACGTTTTCTAATGGCGCTCACTATTCCCCTAAGACTGATACGGTGGTGAAATTTTAATGGCTGGTGAAACTCTTGTGAGGGCTTTGAACATTAAGGCTGGCACTATTGTGGGTGGTGTGCCTACGTTGACTGCTACTAAGGCGGCTAACGTGCTTGCGTCTACTACTGGTTTGGCTCTTGTAGGTGCTTTAAACAAGTTGAATGGTACGTCTGGTCTTGATCTTGCTGGTGTGTTGAATAAACTTGCTGGTACTTCGGGTCTTGATGTTGCTGCTGCTGCGCTTGCATATTCTAATGTGAGTGCTGCTACGGCTCCGGGTGCGCCAACTAGTGTTTCTGCTTCTGCTGCTGGTTCTACTGTGACTGTAACGTGGACTGCCCCGTCTGATGGTGGTTCAGCGATCACGTCGTACACGGTGCAGCGTTCTTCTGATGGCACGAACTGGACGACGGTTTCTGACACGGATGGCAACGCGACAAATGCCAGCGCAACCCTCACCTCGCAAGCGAACGGCACTTATACCTACAGAGTCGCCGCGACGAACTCTGTCGGTACGGGTTCGTACGGGGTCAGCGGTTCGGTCGTCGTGTCGTCAGTTTCGGTGCCTGCTGCCCCGTCCGCATTTGTGCAAACTGGCGGAAACTCCATTGGCAGCGGTCCAATAGTTGTGTCATGGACCGCGCCCTCCAACGGCGGCGCCGCGATCACGTCGTACACGCTTACCTACTACTGGATCGATGAAGGCACCGGCAACATAAATGCAACGCTCCACACTCGCACTTCGTCTGCCACGTCGTACACGATTGCGGAGGCCGCTAGCCATAGTTACCCCGGCTATGTATCCGAAGGCACACAACCGCGCTGGTCTTTCGGCGGGTATGTTTATCGAATCACGGTGGCCGCAACTAACTCTGTCGGCACCGGCACGGCTGGAGTCTTTGAGTTCGCCTCTGGGGGTGGTGGGTGATGACGTACATCCTGCGTCCACCGACAGTGGAAGAAAAGGTTGGTCGGCCATACGCATTGTGGTGGCATGGTAACCG